CCAGGGGCAGACTTGGTGCTGGTGGGCCGGGCGGCAGCCTTGCGGCCCTTCGCCTCGTTCTCCTCCATGCCTTCATCCTCCTTGGCTTCCTCATCCTCCACGCCGTCATCGGCCTTGGCTTCCTCCTGGGCCTCCATAATTTCGCCCACGGCCTCCAGGACCTCGTCGGCGCTCACGTCGCCCAGCTCCTCGCCAGCGTCCTTGCGGGCCTTGCGCTTCTGGGCCACTACGTCCATGGCCTGCTCAATCAGGGCGGAGATGTCAGTGGGGGCAGCCTCCACAGTGGGGTCGCCCTCCTCGCCCTCGCCCTCAGCCTTGGCCTCGGACTGCTCCTCCAGGGCCTCCTTGACGCAAGCCTTGATTTTCTCGGTCAGCTCGTCGGCCTCCATCTTCACAGACTTGCGGCCAGCAGGGGCGGGGGAGTTCTTGGTCTTGGGAATGTACTTGCTCATTCTGGTGTTCCTCCTGTCAAAGTAAGATTTCGATGGTGGTAGCTCCGGCAGGGTGCGCTCCCTTACCGGCTTCAGGGGCCGGGGCCCCCTTGGGTGTGCTCTCCTCTCCAGCCTCACGGATGATGCTGTCAAGGGCTTTGGTGGCGGCCTTCATACTGGCGCTCGCCTCCTTCAGGGCCTTCATCCTGGCGGCACTGATTTTGCGGCCGGCTTTTACGTCGGCTGCAGCTTCAGCGGCCATGGCGTTGGCTCTCTCGGCGGCTTCAGCAGCCTGCTTGTAGTCGGTGATGACTGCCTCCGGGTTCATAGCCCAGGTGACAACGGACACCTCCCACAGCTTCACCTCGCGGAGATGACGGACCCCGCTGTCCTTGTCGTAGTCGAATACGACAGGGTCATACCCGATGGACAGCTCATTGAGGACGCCATCCTTCAGCAACACCTTGATGTCGCGCCCCATCGAGGTGTCGCTGACCTTGGCCTTGATGTAAAGGCCGTTGCTGTCCTCCCTCAGTTCCAGAGGGCGGCCAATGGGAAGCCAGCAGTCGTTATGCAGGGCCAGGATTTTGACCCGCTCCCAGCCTTCGGCGATTGTCTTCGTGAAGGCTCCGGGCTCTATGATGTCGCCGCCGCTGTCCACATTCCCGAACACGGCGGCGTAGCCGCTGAAAATGCCAGTATCTTCCTCGTACTCGTCCGCCTTGAATTGAAGGACCTTGTACTCGGTTTTCATGCTCTTGGTTTTCACCCCCTTCCCGAGCGAAGCCTCCCACGCTTTCAGCCCCTTCTTCGGGGCATAATAAAACGGCGATTTGCGGAGGTGAGCCACCGCAAGTTTCGCCGTCAGTATGGGGTCATTATTGGTGATGTCAGTATCGGGGCTCTCAGCCCCATGCTCCAGCTCCGCCGTCATACCGGCGGCCAGGGCCTCAGCGGTAAACCGCTCCTTCTTCAGGTCAATGCCGGCCGCCTCAGCAGCAGCCGTTGCCTGGTCTATCGTGAACTCCATAGGCCTGCCCTCCATCATTCGTAAGTCAGGAAGCAGTGGCAGTTGACCACCTCTGCAGGGTCATCACAATCAGGGTCGCATGGATAGCGGCACCCGTTCTCGAACTTCCCATCAATGGGGCACCGCTTCCCGTTCAGCCTCTTGTGGCTATCACGGGCCACGGCCATATTGGTGACGTGCCATATTTTCCACTCAGCCCCGGCCCTTCTCATCATGTCATGGCTCCCGGTGAGGAGGCTGCTGTTGCACTCCTGGGAGGCAATGGTCCGGGCCCGTGCGCTGGTGGTCTGCATCTCCTCTTGGATTTGGGAGGCAATCGTGGCCCTGCTGTCCCCGTGCTCCAGGCCAGAGGAGACAATACGGGCGATTTCCTTCTGGGTGGTTTCCGTGATATTCTTCACCCTGACGCCGCCCCTCAGCTTGGCGGTAGACAACAGCTCCGGCCTCTGAATAGCCTGAAGGCCGTACACCCTGGACGCTACCTCTGCGCCCTTGGCGTAGCTCTCCTTCCAGAGAGGGTCGAAGATGGAAGCCAGGACAGCAGCCTCTCCGGGCCAGTCGATGAGCCCCAGCACGAAGTTGTCTACCCGCTGGGCTCTCTCAGCCTCGTCGAGCTTCATCCAGGCCCCGGACGGGTCCACATCATACTCGGGGACACCATCCAGCAGAATGTCCCACACGGTCCTTTCGGCCTTCTCAGTGCCGCCCATGGCGGCGGTGATCCGGTTGGACTGCTCCCGGAAGAACTTCGCCGTTGCAATCTCGAACCGGCGGCTCTCCTCCCGCTCGGCCTGGAGGAGGGCACGCTGGGCGGCCTGGACCAGGGAGGCCTTTTTCTCCTCTGGTGTGGGCCGCTTCTTCCCGTCGGTGATTTCCACCGCCGTATCGCCCCCTACGTCAACGCCTGAGCCCTGGATGGGGTCGCCCCCTTGTGTTATCTCTATGTCCTCGCTTCCGCTCTCCTGGAGCGGCGGAGCGCCGTCTGCATACTGGAGGTTGGCGGCGGCAACGGAGAGGGCGGCGGGGTCGTCATCCTCATGGACGAACACGTCAGAGAAGGTGGTCTTGTAGACATCTCCACCCACAGGTGCCGGGGGCATACCCAGCTTCTCGCGGGCCTCGTCCTTGGTAAGCAGACCAGCGTTCCAGCCATCCAGACCCACAGCCTTGTCGAACTCCTGGTTGCGGGGTACGATGTCCTCATACCGCCATATCAGGTCGGGGCCGAACATCGGGAGGAGCTGCTTGTTGATGGCCTCCTCCCGGCGCTTCAGCCTCGGCATAAGGACATTCTGGGCATAGATATACTGAGCGGCCTCAGAGGTGGCCCTGTTGCTGCTCTCAGTAATGCCCATAATTTCACGGGGGACCCCGAAATGCTCCAGCACGGCGTCCCGGAGGAAAATGCGCCCATTCACCATGTCCATGTCCTTCATGGTGTCCCCGACTTTATTCACCACCACCTCACCGTTTACGGTGGCAACGCCGTGGGAATTGAAGTGGCCTCTGAACCGCTCCAGCCATTCAGCCCGGAACCGTTGCCGCTGTTCAGGGGTAGACTTTGGCATAGAGATGACCAGGTTCGGGGTAGCGTCGTTGAAAAAGAACCGCTTCTGGAATTTGGCGGCATACTCGTCCGTCTCAATCTCATCCGCCAGGGCCTCAGACTGGCCCAGGCCCCGCCTGAACGGGTCATAGGGGTTGAGGTCCTTCATCACGAACATATCATCCACGGACACCTGCATGAGGGTCCCGGAGGTAGCCCGGACGGTGTAGTAGGGGTGGTCGAGGTAAGGGGTCATCTGGACCCAATGCACAGGAACGGGCCACAGCTCCACAGGCCGCCCGAACATATCCTTCTCGATGATAAAATAGCCCTCGCCTTTGAGGGCGAGATAGATTTCCAGCAGCCGCCAGAGGGCGGCATTGCTCATTTCGTGCAGAGGGTTGGGGTTGTCCCAGAACTCCAGGAAGGGGTGCTCGTCAAGTTCCTGTTCCTCTCCATCCTTCCCAATGCGGTATAGCTTTCCCTCGGCAGAGGAGAGGTCGGAGGCGATACGCTCCACCACGGCCAGCCGGGGGTTGGTCTTGAAGGCCTGGACCCATTCCTCGGTGTTTCTCTCCGGGGGAGTAGACCACCGGGGGACCATAAAGCCGCCCTCCCGATACGGACGGGAGGCGGTCCCCTGGGTCCTCCTCCATCTATCCCAAAACGCCATTTACTCCTCGACCCCCTTCTTCTGCCGGGGGCGGGGTTTCCTCCAGGTCACTTGGGAGACGGCAGGGGCGGTGGATTTGCCGGAGTTAGTCTTGGCTCTCCACAGCCGGCGGGCGTCCTTCACATTCTCGGCCCGGATGAACTTCATCGGGAGGCCCTTGCCTCCCACAAGATACCCGTTCAACTTCTTCACGGTGTTTCCTCCTCGATGTCAAAATTCAAGGCTCCAGTCGCTCACGACGGGGTCGTGGAGGGCCAGGGCCAGGGCGTCGGCCATATCGGGGGAGGAAAGCCCCCGCTTTTTCATGGCCTCCTTGCGCTCCAGCTCAATCCGGCCAGAGCTATTGACGGAATACTTCCTGTTGGATAGCTGACTGATCTGCTGGTCGTTATACCAGAGGTGAAGGCTGCCGGTTCTCAGGGCCTCCCGCACGGCGCCCCACATGAGCCCGGTGCTGTTCTGGTATTCGATAGGGTCATCATCCGTAATCCGCCCACCTTCGCCCCCGAAGTGGCACTCCAGGACCTCCAGATGAAACGGAGGGGGGATTTTGTCCGGGTCCTCGCCCTCATACCGAGCGGCCCGGTCAGCCTCGACAGCCCCCACGATTTCAGCCCTCTGCTCTGCCAGGCGGTCATATACCCCCACACCCAGGCCGTCACAGTCCACCTTGACGAAAATAGAGGCCCATTCGTGGGCCCTGGCATAGGTCTTGATGGCCTGAACAGCTCTCCCGGCCAGCTCCATGGTGTCGTTGTGGTGGTAAACCAGAGGCTCACCCTGAACGGCTTTATCCAGCACGGGGGAAAGTACGCTGCTGTCATCTCCATACCGGGCCACGTCAATGCCGATGTCCACTCTCAGGACACGCTCAATGGCGGGGGGTTCACCCTCGCTGGCCCTCTCCGCCCACTCCATAGCTATGAAGCTATCGGGCAGGGCCTTGGGGAAGTCCCCGGCCACGCGGACCCTAAAAACGTCGCTGTCCTCCCCGAACATCTCAATGATGGTTCGGATGAACTCCTCATCTACCCGGCTGCTGTTCCGGCCATCAATGTGGAGGGTGCTGTACTGCGCCCGGTTCTTGTGGTGGCTATCATAGAAAAAGCCGGTGATTTTAGTAGGGTTCCCGCACATAACCAGGCGGGCCCCCTCGGTGGAGAGGGCGCCCAGGACAGGCTCGAAAATATCATCCCGGACGCCGGAGGCCTCGTCGATGATATAGAGCACATGGTCAGCATGGAAGCCCTGGAGGGCGTCGGGCTTGCTGGCGGTCCGGGCTACCGCAAACCATTCTTCCGGGTAGCCCCTCATATAGACCTTTTCGCGGGTCCAGATAAGGTCGTTGCTCAGTACGGGGTTGGACCTCAACCATTTGGCGATTTCAGCCCACAGAATGTCCCAGAGCTGGTGCTGAGTGGGGGCTGTGCATGGTATCTTGGGGAAGGGCCTGGTTGCCAGAAACCAGATAACGGCCCAGCTCTCCACAGCAGACTTGCCGATGCCGTGGCCGGACCGAACAGAGGTCATAGGATACTTGGCAATGGAGTTGAGTATGTCCCGCTGGTTGGGGTCAGGCTTTGCCCGGATGATGTCCTCCACAAAGTCCACAGGGTTGTCCGCATAGTACAGGATTGCCTCCGGGTCTATCATTCATCGTCACCGCCCGTCTGCTCACGTTTGAGCCGCATTTGGTAGGCTGCCTGGATAGCATCAGCCAGGGACGCCTTCTGCTCGTCTGCGGCCACGGTGCGCTCGTCCATGGCCTTCTCATGCTGGAACTTCTCCCGGGACAGCTTCAGCTCATCCCGGCGGAGCTGGATGGACGGGTCCTCTCCCAGCAGCTCCCGGCAGAAGGCGGCAGCCTTGACATTGCCCTTCATGGCCTGGTTGAGCATAGCCACCATGACGGCGGTTTGGTATGTGGCATCATCCGTGTCAACGCCCAGCAGAGCCAGTTTTTGCTTCAGCTCCTTGGAGGTGATAGGGAGGTCAAACAGCATTTTGGCGGTGGCCTTCATGGTCCGTTTCTTCCGGCGGGCAGCTCCAGAGGCCTTCCCAGCTTTGGAAGCCAGTTCCCTCCGTTCGTCCTCGGTTCGCTCATTGAAGGGGATAAGGTTCTGCTCGTTGTTCTGATGGGCCACTCTCACCACCTCTCGTTCCTTGGTCAGGTGCCCGCTCAGATGAAGCAGACATCTTTACGCTCGGCCATAGTCCGGGCTACAAAAGCATTGGGAGCGGTCATCCGGCAGGGTATGTCACAGGTCCGCATATCAGTTACGGCGGCGGCCTTCTTTTCCAGAATATCCTCATCAAGCACATGGCCGATGACCTGATAGGGCTTGTGGCAGCAGTACATGACCTCGCCTCGCTCATTCAGGGCGATTTGGGCCCAGGAAGCAACGCAAGAGGTTTCCTGCGTCCCCAGCAGGTGCCACTTGAAGTTGAGCACCACGCGAGGGTCTTGAGCGGCCAGCTCATTCACGGCCCGGATAATACTGGAGGCGATGACCTTCCCAGCTTCCCCAGAATACGCCTTGCCCCCGGTGCTTTCCTTGGGACGGAATACCATGTAATCGACCTTCAGCCCATGGTTGGCCTGGTAGAACTTCAGAACGTCCCCCACGCTCTCCACCACGCACTGGACCCCCAGGGAGGTGCCGGGGCTGTGCTCCTCCTTCCAGGAGGCATAACGCTGGATATTCTCCCGGACGGTATCGTAGCGCCTCACCCCCCGGCGCCATTCGTAGCTTTCCTCGTCCCACCCATCCAGGCTGACCTTCAGATAGTCGGGTTTGATGAAGTGCAGCTCATTGAAGTTGGTGTTGACGCCATAATGAAGCCCCTGGCTCTCCAGCCATCCAGCAATGGCGGGAAAGTCAGGGGCAACCGTGGGCTCCCCTCCTCCAGTGAGGATAAAGCCCAGCACTCCGAGGGCCCTCAGCCGCTCGGCATAGGTTTTGAACTCGGCCAGGGTCATGGAATAGGCCCCGCCCTCCAGGTCCCACCGCCTGTATGTGCAGTAGGGACATCGGTTGTTGCAGTAGTTCGTCAGGAAGATGTCGGCAGTAATGGGCCGGTGATCTCCGGCCACCCTTCCAATATGGGCCAGCATCTTATCGCCAGCTATGCCCTGCATGAAGCTATCTCTCCTTTCGGTATTTCTCGTTCAGTATCTTGGGGACGCAGCACTCCCAGTCGATGCGGTGGTGTATCCGGCTGTTCTTGCTGTACATCATCCCGACCTTGATACAGGACGGCATGGACATGACTGAATAGAAGGTTTTCAGGTATGTCCCGCTCTCCCGGTAGGCAGCCGTCATGCCGCCGCCCAGGGATTGTGTGGGGATTTGGATGATATGGACATCAACGAAGGTGAAGAACAGCTCCCCGCGGCTCCCCAAGGTGGTGTAGGTGGTCACGTCCTCGTTCATGGTCCCCCGGAACTGGATGGGGCGGTCCACTCTGCAAAAGAAGCTGTTCATGGCCTTACGGAGGAGGCGCTTCTTGAAGTTCCCGCCCCTCAGACCTCCGATAAAGTCACCGCCCTGGGCAAAGGCCACGGTTGCGGCCCCGGAAGCGTCCAGGAAGCCCAGCATGGCCTCGAAAATCCTCTCCAGGGTCTTTCCCCTGGGGGTCTTGGAGGCCATCTTCTTCCCTTCAGGGAAACGAAACAGGAAGTCGCTGTAATCGTCATCCAACATGAGGAAGTATTTCAGGCCCAGGTCCCGCGCGATACGGAAGCTCTCATTGCGGGCATACAGGATGGCCCGGTGCTCATCCAGATTGTCCATGGTGTCCGCTCGGTCCACGGCTTCCTGCTTGCAGAACGTGACGATGTGCTCCTCTCCGAAGTTCCGGCGGTAGTCATCGGCCATATCGTCCTCGTCATCAATGACCATGTACCACTTCCCGGAATACCCCTGCCGCTGAAGGGTTTTCATGGTGACCACGTTATCGGCTCTCCCATGGGTCAGGATGAGCACGGCAAAGTCATCACGCATCGTCCCCAGCCTCCCCCATAGCGTCCAGGACCTCACCCATGAGGGTGGCATAGCCATTGGCAATGGCATTGTCCACGTCGATGATGACCAAGGCCGACTTCTCCATGAGTTCCTGCATCTCCGGGGATGCGTGGGCGTAATACTCAGCTATCAGGCCATAGTTGAAAACCGTGTGCCGGCCGGCGGCCCGCAGCAGGAAGCCCTTCTCCTCCTTGCTCAGGCCGGAGGCCTCAATCTCGGCTATGAGGTCATCGGTCTTATCGGCGTCATAGAGCTGGGAGAGGGAGGGCTTCTCCCCGGTGGGCTCATACTGGGGGACGTTCGTGGCCATGGTGTAGGGGTTATCCTCCAGCTCGTCGGCAAGGTCGCTCTCCTCATCCCCGAAACCGAATAGGGTCATGTCGATGTCTTCAATCTCGGCCAGCTCCTGGGCCAGAAGGTCCTCGTTCCAGTCTGCCAGCTCCGCCGTCTTATTATCAGCCAGCCGGAAAGCTCTGATCTGCTCGTCACTCAGGTCATCGGCCACGATGCAAGGGACCTTCTCCAGGCCCAGCTTTTTGGCAGCCTTGTGTCTGGTGTGACCGGCTACGATGACCCCCTGGGCATCTATCACGATTGGGACCTTGAAGCCAAACTCCTTGATGGAGGAGGCCACAGCGTCCACGGCCTGGTCGTTGTCCCTGGGGTTATTTTCGTATGGGGTAATCTCGTCCAGCCTTTTCCATACGATGTCCACGGCTATACCTCCTTTTCCGGGCTCAGAAATAGCAACAGCGGCAGAAAGCCCGAAGGCCTTTCTGCCGCTGTGTGCTATTTCTCTATTGTCTGAGATTATATCACAGTAAATTGCACCAGTCTATTGCATCTTTTTTGCACCGATAAATTGCACGGAAGGGGCACCGAGGAGGCCTATCGAACAGCCTCAGCCCCGTAAAGCCAAACAGCCATACGCTGCACCAGCCGCTTGCGGTTCCGCCATACGGTGGAGGTATCACAGTGCAGCCCATCGGCCACGGCATCGTCGGGCAGATTTTTGAAATAGCGGCCAGGGATAACGGGGTAATACTCATCCTCCTGGACGGTCCGCAGGGCCCCGTGGAGTGCGTCGATTTCATACTTATCGGAGGCAATCTTGGCTTCCAGGTCAATGACCTGGGCCTCGAATATCTCCTCCTTGGTCAGGCGCACCCCCGTCTTGAAGAAGCGGGTAATGCTCTTATCGCGCTCCCTGGGCCCGTAGGCCTTCAGCTCGGCCAGCTTCTCCAGGTCATCCCTGTATTTCAGCTCCAGCGTGGGGAGGCCGTACAGACGGCGCTCGGTGGCTTTGAAGGCGTCCTTTGCGGACCTCTCAGCAGACTGGCGGCCAGCTTCAACGGCCCGCCGGATGATTTCCTCCACGCTATTCTGTTCAACGGTCTTTCGGCTCCCCATTGACTATGTGCCCCCTTCGTGGTATAGTTTCCTTGCCACAGGTCGTTCCCTCCTCGGAGGGGGCGGCTTTTTTTATTCCTCCGGGGCCTTTCCAGCTCCACCCACGATGACCCTGAAGGAGGCCCGGAACTTCCTGGCCTTACGGTCATCAGCTTTGTCCTTGGCCTCCTTCGAGTGCTCAGACATCTTGTAGTGCTCACAGTTCAGGCGCTTCGTATGGACAGCTCCGGGAATAGACCCTATGAACATGATACAAGCGTCGCAGTAATAGCAAGGGAAAGAGGCCTCGCCGGGCCTGGTGTTCAGGCTCTCCCCATTATTGGCACAGGTGAGACAGAGGCAGTTTTGGCAGCTCATTCTACGATGGTCCAGTCATCCGCCAGCATATCAGCTTGGGAGGCCAGCCACCCCATCTGGACGCCAGAGGTCCCGACAAAGGCAAAAGCGTGGTTCCCGATAGCCTCATGGTTGGCATTGACGGTTTCCCCGCCGGGGGAGGTATAGGAGATTGCGGACGCCAGCTCCACATACTGGCCCTTTCCGTTCCACCCCTTGCGGGCAATGCGTTTGCCCTTCCGGGCAGCCTCGATTGCAAGGCCGAAGTTCATGTGCTCAGTGGGGCGGTACGCCTCCTGGAAGGCCTCCAGGGGGCTCCAGCTCTCGTATCCGTCAGGGTAGCGGACCCTGTACCCGTCCTCCACCTCAGCAAAATTGGTGAAGGCCTCCCGCGCATCAGTGGTGATTTGGTAGTCGCCCCCAGGGTTCCGCACACGGTATGCGGGCTCAGCCTCAATGAGCTTGGTTCCGATGTACTGTTTCATGGTCAATCGTCCTTTCTGAAAATATCCACCAGCCGTTGCCAGAGGCCCCGGTAGGCGGTCTCCACACTAAAGGCAGGGGCAGGGCCAGGCTCCGGGAGACGTGCCCACAGAGCGTCCATGACCTCGGCCCGCTCTCTTTTCTCCAGGGGGCGCGCTGGAACGAGCCCCATATAGGCAATGCCCTCCAGTTCCGACACCCGGCGCTCCAGGGCCCGGAGGCGCTTTTCCCGACGTGCGCTCACTTCTTCGCCACCTCCACCATGAGGTCCATCAACCGCTCCTTGGCCTGCTTCAGGGCTCGAAGGTTCTGCTTGGCCTTCTTCACGGTCTCAGGCATGGCCGCTTTCATGGCAGGGTGCAGGCTCTCCAGGATGGCAGAGGCGGCAGGGTTGGGGTGGGCCTGGGCCTCAGCCGAGGCAATCATCCTGTCGAGCTCCTGAAGCAGCTCCCCGTCGCTCATCTTTTCCGGCTTCTTCTTTCTGAACTCCATCGTTCTCGTCCTCCTCATTTCTCTGGCATCTTAAACAGCTTGGGCGGCTCAAACATCATCGGCTGAACATAGCCGCCTGGATGGGTAAGGATAGGGCCGCCCGAGCATCTGTAATACTTCGCATACTCTTCCGCGATTTCAGCTAAAACAGCCACGGCGCGAGTGGTGTCCTCATATTCCCCCAGCAAATTGGTGTCCTTGTTCAGGTCCACGGCCAGGACCTCGGACCCGGCATTGAAAATGCGGACGATATGGTCCACGTTCAGAAGGACAGTTTTGTTTTGGGATACAATCAGCATTTTCTCTCCTCCAGTCCCTCCAGGAACAGCAGGACCCCCGGCCCCCCGAAGGTGATCCGAAAGGGCTCTGCCTCCTGGACAGTTATGTATTTGTGCCCATACCGGGCTTTCATGCTTCGCCAGACTTCCCAGGGGACCCGGAAGAAGTCCTGCCCAGAGAAGGAGCAGACCACAAAGGCGGCGGCCCCATATCTGAAGGCCCTCTCCAGGCGGTCGGCCTGTTCGGAGGTCACCCGGTCCTGCTCCATCCTGGGGGTGTCAGTGTGCTTGGCCTCGAAATTGACAGCCAGGCCGCCCCGGAGAAAGCCCTTGAAGTCTGCCTGGGCCTTCTTCACATAGACCGCGACAAAGTGACCCTTCCCCATATTCTTGATGGGCTTCATCTCCTCCGGGGTCTTTTCGATGTCAGCCACGCCCCGCCCCCGGTAATAGTCACAGGCCGCCCTTATCAGGTCCTCGAACTGGGCTCCCCGATGCCGGTTGAGCTGGTTCTGTCGGCGGAGGAGAAGGGCCTTCTCTGTCTTGGTCATGCGCTCACTTCCTCGGTTCGTAGGTTATCTTCGGAAGCCATTCATACCGCTTCTCGAAGGGGATAAACTTCTCCGGCGGGCAGATATTCTGTATGATGGCGTCCATCTTCACCCTGGCATAGTCGGCCTCGGCGTTCTTGGTCAGGGCATCAAAGAAGCGGTCGTAGTTGGCCTCCACAGCCAGCAGCACCCGCATGAGGCGCTTGTACCCCAACACGTCCTTCCCCATCACGGCGGGGTCATTCAGGGCGATTATGAACATATCCGTCATGTACTGCTGGTATGTCTGCTTGTAGGCCCGCTCCAGAACATCGTCCCTGGCCTTCTGGCGCTTCAGGTATCCGCTTTGCTTTGCCATGCGCGGGGCCCTCCCTTCAGTAGGACACGGCCAGGGCCCAGGGGACAGCCTCGTCAAAGTCATCGTCACTCTTGCAGGGCCATACTTTCATGCCGGCGCTTTCTTCATAGCCGTCGAAGTGGATTTTCAGGTAGAGATTAGCCCGTGCCAGAGCTTCCTTCTCGGTCCATGCCACCACCACGCCGCTAAAGGTCCCATCGTAAAATCTCCACAAGTTACTCATACCGCCACCGCCTTTTCGAGTTCTTCCATCGTCGTGATGGTCTGGCCGCACCATTCCGGGATGTTGGCCCTGACCAGGGCCGTGGCAAAGGGAGGGGGCACGGCGTTCCCGCACCTCGCCACCTGCTTGGCCTTCCCGTACTCTTTCCCGGTATAGTCCCGGTCGATGATGTAGTCATCAGGGAAGCCATTGGCCCGGTAGAGCTCCCTGGGGGTCAGCATACGGAGGCCAATGTCCGCCATGAAGTACAGGCCGCCAGTGATCTGAAACAAGATGACCTCGTCCTCCTTCAGACCATATCCGCAATAGGTATTCAGCAGCTCCCGGATTTTGGGCCAGTTCTTCAGGTCAGCCCCAGGGGATACAGGGGCAATCATAGTCGTGACCACGCCGAAGTGCCCGCCCCCGGCGGTGATGGTCTGAACCGGCTCGGATACAGGGCCGCCCAGGTTCGTGCCCTTCAGCTTGACCATGTGGGCGGCCACCACCCCCTCGCGGTCCTTTGCCGTGATGGTGTGCAGGGGCTCCCCGGCGCCCTGCCCGGTGGCCGTGCCGTAGTATTTCTCCAGGCAGACAGCAGACAGGCCGTAGCGGTTGGAGGCGTCCACGGTCAGGAGAGGGGTGTCAAGCCCCTGGCCCCTCACTCGCTCCCCCTGCTCCGTGTGGTACTGCACCAGGCTTGCGGATAGGAACATCTGGCCCCCGCCGCCCCCGGTCCGGGCGGTGTCCACGGGCTCAGGGACAGGGTGCCCGGTGGAGTTCGTGGTGTTGGTCACTGTCCAGGGGGCCAGCAAGGGGGAGGCTACGCACTCCTCAGCCTTGGACACTTGCGTATGCGTCGGGCTCTCCACGCTTCTGCATCTGTTCCCGCCGCCGGTCTGCCCTATCGCCACCATAACCGGCATAGCCACCCCATACCCGTGCTTGGCGGTCACGGTCTGAAGGGGCTCCCCGGGGTCCTGCCCCCGGAACTCCCCCGAGTGATTGACCACCACCAGGAAGGGGGAAGCGGTCTTGATGACGAACTTATCCACCCCGCGGGCTACGCGGGCCATCGTATTGGGCCGTAGGGGACGCTGTGCGGCCAGGTTATACTTCTCCCGGATACTTTCCTTGGTATCGAAGATGGAGGGCGTGGGGAGGCTCCAGTCGATGATTTCGGCGGCGCTCCTCCAGGGCTTCCTCAGCCCAGCCTTTACCTCCGGGCTGTCCGCCGGGGCGTGGGTGGGGGTAGGCCACACAATGGGCCGCCCGTCACACCTGGCAATCAGGAAGAACCGCTTGCGGGTGGTGGGGGCTCCATAGTCGGCGGCCACCAGCTCCCGCCACTCCACGTCGTAGCCCAGGTTGCGGAGTTGGTCCAGCCATTTCCTGAAGGTCTGGCCGGTGAGCTTCTTCACGGGCTTGCCCTTACGGACAGGCCCCCAGGTCTGGAACTCCTCCACATTCTCCAGGATGATGACCCTGGGGCGGACGGTTCCGGCCCACCGCAGCACAATCCAGGCAAGCCCCCGTATGTTCTTGTCCACGGGCTTCCCGCCCTTGGCTTTGCTGAAGTGCTTACAGTCAGGGGAAAACCAGGCCAGCCCCACCGGGCGCCCCCGGCAGACCTCCACAGGGTCCACGTCCCAAACACTGGCCTGGTAGTGGGTGGTGTGGGGGTGGTTGGTGCGGTGCATCAGGATTGCGTCCGGGTCGTGGTTGATGGCTATGTCAACCACCCGGCCCGTCGCCAGCTCCATGCCAGTGGAGGCCCCACCACCGCCCGCGAAGTTGTCAACGATAATTTCATCGAGGAGGTTGATTTGGCCGGTGCTCATGGCTGGGCCTCCTCTCCATCAGGAGGGCGGCGGTATAGGGCCCATCTTGCTCCATAGTCTACGGTGCTGTAAAACTCGTTGGTATTATCCAGGTCTGTCAGGAAAAGCCCAGTTTTACCAACTTCCCCGATGAGCACATAGTATCCTGTTTTTCGGTAAAGGTCTTGATACCATGCAGGCGTCTCATACGCTCTTTCTATTTCCTCCAGCGTGAACATCTCATTCGTAGTATGTAGGTTGGGCGCTTCTCTTACCATTGTGGCGGCTTGGTTCCAAACCTGGGAGGGGAACACTTTTTTCTGTTTTACATAAGGGTCTGCCAAGCTCCAAAACTTGCAGAAAAGAGCGTCCCCATCAATCGGTTTCACCGTCGGCCACCTCCTCCCATTCTTCTCAGATAGGGATTAAAGCGGGGGTCCCGGAAAATGTCCAGGGGCTTTCCATCCTCCAGAAATTCAAAATGGATAGAGTTGAATGGCAAGGTGTACCCCTCCAGGTAAACCGACGTACTGCTTTGCCCCATTACGAAGTGAGATACCTCATACTCCCTCTTTACTTCAAGGCCGCAGCTTTGGGCCCTCTCCTGGTCGAACTCGGTCCCGCACTTGGGATACAGAAATACAGCCTTGACACTCATCTGCGCCCACCTCCTTCCCATTTGCACCCCAGCCGGAGGGCGAGCATACGGTCCCGCACCAGTTTATCAATGACCCGCCCAGTGCTCCCGCAGCCCTCCATGTCGGCCAGCTTCTCCAGGTTCCCCATGGTCTGAGCGGTGATGAGCACGCTCAGGCGGCGGAGGTTCTTTTTCTTACTCACGGGCCGCGCCCCCTTTCCAGTATTCGACGAAGTAGGCGTACTTGGTAGATTTCGGGTTCGGCTTCTCCCTTACCTGCCGGACGGCATACCCATTCCGGGCCAGAATGACCACCAGGGCGTCCCGGTCCTCTGCCTTCTCGCACTCTATCCGCGCGGCGGTAATCATCCCTCCGGCCATACCATGCCCTCCGGGTGCTCCCGGATAAGCTCCGGGCCCCACACGTCTTTGAGGCTGTCCTTCATAAAGACCTTGGCGCCAGTCAGGGCGGCAGCCTCCACAATTTTCTCCACCCATCCCCGGCGGGGCTGGTGATCTCGGCTGCCCGGCCCAGTCATGGCCCCGACGATAATCCAGCGGACACCGCCGAAGCTCCCCAGGCCGGGGTCGATGTCCTCCAGCAGAGGCTCAATGCTCAGGAAGGTGTTGAAGTGGACACTCTCAGCAAAGGCCGGGGCCCCTTTCCCTGTCACCGTCGTTCCGTACCAGAAGTTCGGCTCCGCCGGGAGCTTCCCGGCGTTGGCGAGGTCGCAGTAGCGCCGGGGGTTCTTTGTGAGGAACAGATAGGTATGCTGGGGCGCCCGCTTGCAGGCCTCGAAAATCTCCTCTATCCAGGCCTCCGGGACCCACTCCCCGAATAGGTCCCCCATGCTGGACACAAACACCCGAGAGGGGATAAACCGCTTTTCGGGATAGCTCAGGGTGTAGGTGTGGTAAGTAGGGGCAAAGCCCTTTGGGTAAGGGGTGCTTCGCACATAGGCCTCGGCCTCATCCACCAGACGGGAGGGGGTATCGGCCACAAAGAGGCCAGACCCCTTGGGCAGGAACTCCAGAGGCTCAGGCTCCGGCCTCTCGCATACATGGGGCGCGAAGCGGGCAATGAAGCGCCTGGCATAGCAGTATTCGCACCCATGGCGGCACCCGGTAACGGGGTTCCAGGTATGCGTCGCCCACTCGATTTTCGTTTTGTGAAGGTTCATGGTTATTTCTCCTCCGTCTCATTCAGCCCGCCGGTATCAAACAGGCTGTATTGGTTCTCGGCCATCTTCCGCTCGGCCTCCTCCCGGCGCATCTTCTGGAGGCAGCAGGGCCCGTATCCGTCCCGGAGGCCCTGCTTGCTGGTCAGGAGGCCGCCGCACCGCTTACACCGGCGGGCGGGGATGGTGAAAACTTCATTCCTCGGCTCGTCCATCTTCGTCCAGGAACTCCCGAAGGTGCTTCAGCTTCAAGCACTCGTCCACACTGTTGTCACCGAAGATGACCTCCATTTGGTTGAGCATGATGGACACGTCGGCCCGTTCCTCATTGATGCACTCCAGAATGTCGCCCAGGTCCCCATGGCCGAAGTCCTTATAGCGGATATACTTCAGCAGGGCCTTGGTGAGCTCGGCCATCTCCTCAACGGTCTGGAGGATTTGGGCCTTCTCTCCAAAATGCTCCACGGCCTCCTCATAAAGGGCCATCTCCCGCTGCTCCGGGGTCATCTCCACAAGTTCAAATTCCATCGTCATTTCCTCCCGTTCTTGGTCTGGTTGGTTTTAGCTCTCGGCAGGACCTGGCCGCAACGGTCCGGCCCATTCAGGCAGGGGTTTTTGCAGGCCCCGCTTGACTTAAAGCCGCAATCAGCGCAGCAGACATTCCCACGCCGGCGGTCACAGTTGAATATGGTGCAGCCTCTCGGAAATAATCTCCCCATACCTTGCCCCCTACTTCTGAAGGCTCCTCACACAATCCCTGGCGGTGTCCAGGGCGTCCAGGGCCTCCTCGATTGCTTCATCGGAGCGGCGGGCCTCAGCCTGAATTTTCCCCAGAAGGTACTCGGTCAGGCTTCCGGGCTCCACCTCCAGGGAGTAGGCGGGGCGCTCCGGGTGCTCGGCGTTGTACTCCTCGATTTTCTTCTTCAACTCCTCCGGCCCCCAGGCTGCAGGGGCAAGGTGGTGGTGGACGATAGCCCCGTCCTTGCGGTAATAAATCAACAGCGGCACGGTCATTCCTCCTCGGTCCGCTCGAAACGGATTTTCATTTGTGCCGGGTACAGGTCCACCTCTGGGCGCCGTCTCCCGGTCCATCTCAGGCCCCCGGCCTTCCCGACGCACTTCCACCCGGCGGCCTTCAGGCTTGCCCCTGTTTCACTCTCCAGAATGTATGTCACCACACGCCTGTACCCCATAGCCCTGGCAGCTCTCCAGGCGGCCGCATAGAGCATTGAGCAGGCATTGTGTGTGCCATCAGTACAAAGGCGGGTGACTTCCAGGGTCCAGCCGTCGTCCAGAAAGCGTCCCACCGGGCGGCCTACGATGGCAACTCCCACGACCTTCTCCCCGTCGGATACCCCTATGGAAAATTTGTGCCCCACCACAGGCTTGTGGTGACGGTGGTGCTGCTCCACAAAGGCATTGGCCTCCCGGAGGGTCATCGGAATAAGTTCGAGCATACTACCCCTCCAGATACGGGTCCGGGAGGCTCCAGTCCCAGGTGCGCCCCCAGTCCTTCTCCCACTCCGTTCTGAAGTGGTTCCGCTCTCCGTCCCCCTCGAAGTACAGGTATCCGGCCGGCAGGGTCCGGCCCACATCAGAGGCCCCGGCCTTCTCAGCTGCCCACCGGCGGCACACATCTTCGGCCAGCTCCACGAACTCAGCTTCCACGGGGCTGGCAGGGTCCCAGGCAAATTGGCTGGGGTATGTAACCACCTGGGAGATGGTGTCTCCCCAGGTCCCGGCGTCCACTCGGTTGAGGATACACCACACCACGGCGGCCTGCTCCGCCCGGCTCTCCACGCCCCTGGCCTCGGCCCACACGGTCTGAGCTATCAGCTCCAGCTCGGCCTCGGTCCAGAGTATCGGCGCCTCGGCTTCTACTTCCGCTGCCTGGGCCATTTCCCGCCCGCTGGAGGGCTCTGCCTGAACGAGGGTAATTTCCCACCCAGGAGACGGAAGCACGGCTTGTGCGCTCTGCTGGGCCCCTTTCTGGACGCCCTGGTAGTTCTCCCCCTCAGCAGGGAAAGAAAATGACAGCAGGGCCAGGGAGGAGAGGGCCACCACCAGCACCACGCCCAGCATGGGGCGGCGGCGCTTTGCCAGCCTTCGTCCCCCTCTCGGTCTGATCTGATTTCTCATCGGTATTGAGAACTCCTTTTCTCGTCGTATTCATGCGCTTGCTCCACGGTCTTGATGCCCCTGGCCCCCAGGTTCCTATATACTCCGGCGATATAGTTCCAGTTGACGGCCCCAGCCCTTGACGCCGCCTCGAACGCATAGGCAAGCAGAGCCTTCCGCTCCTCTGGGAAGCTCATGGTCCACTCGCCGTCCTCGTCCTGCCTCTGGTCCTTGATGTAGAAAAACACCCGCTGGCGGTCCCGGTCATCAGGGGACCGCCCAGGCCAGTACGCGGCGAACAGGTCACGGGTGATTTTCGCAAGCTCCCTCCCGGCGGCTTCAGTCCATCCGAAGTAACGCTCCGGGGCCTCCACGTCCTCCATGTACTCGGCGCCCTCCTCATAGGGAAGCCCTGCGGCGTCCCCTTGGCTCTCCTGGAGCTCCACCAGAGAGGGAGGTATGAGCCTGTATGTGCTCGGCTGTCCCTTCACCCCCTGGGAGAACTCCAGGAGGCCGGCGTCGGAGAGGGAGGTCCTGGCCTTTCTAAAGGCGTGCACAGTCACGCCCACAAGCCCCATGGCCGTATCATTGTCCAGTGCTATTGCTTCAGGCCAGCGTTGCCGGTTCGCCTCGCGCATCAGTTTGTACCATAGGAGCTGGGCAGTTCCAGGGAGGGGGTGCCGGTCCATCAGCCGCTCGAAAGCATTGATTTCGGTCAGATAGCGCACCCGGCAGCCCCTCCCTCCGTATCATTGCTTTGGCGTCAGCCCAGGAGGTCACACCGTCATGCGCTGCTGGCCGTCCTCCGTGCCCTTATCTTCGCGGGGCTTGGGCTCCCCATCCTTGGCGGGCTCCTCCGGCCCTCTCACGATTTCCCCGGTAGCCGGGTCCACGTCGTAGTCGGCCTCCACATACACGTTGGGGACCTCGTACATATCGGCGCTGAGGTCATTCTTGATGACCTCGTCCTGGGTCACCGCCCGCATGAACTCAGACTTCAGGGGGGCATACTTTAGCACCCGTTTGAGCACGGTCTTTTTCGCCATTTCCTCGAAGTTGGTCTGCCACGGGCCATTTTGGAAGGACTTGCTGTATCTCTGGGCATGGGCCCGGACATCAGCAATGGACATGACCTCATATCCGTAGCCCCCATCCTTGGTGCGGAACATAGCATAGACATACTTCGGGTTGCCCCGGTCCTCCATGGCCGGCCGGTGTACCAGCTTCGGCTCCAGGCCGAAGGAATACTCGAACTCGTCGTTCTCATAGACCACCTGGGCCATGACGGTGGAGACTTCCCCGGAACGGTAGGCCAGGTCGAGGAGGCCCTTGTATCCGAGTTGGAACTGGCATTCGAGGGCGCGAGCCTTACTGTTCCAGAAGGGAATGAGGTAGGCCTGACCCAGGGGGGTGTTGGGCTCCACGCCGAGCTGGGCGGCGGTCATCATAGCCCCCAGGAAGGATTGCGGGGTGGTCTCTGCCAGCTTCGGGTTGGTAGAGAGGGCAGACAGCACAATGCGGCTGAACCGCTCCGGGGTCATCACGGCGGGCAGAGCCTTCTTGATTTCCCCCTGCATCTGCTTGATGTACTGCTGCATGGTCGGGCCTTCAGAGGTCCGGGCGGCGGCGGTTTCCTGGGCGCGCCGCTGGATGGTATTATTAGCTGCCATGGTCAAATAGCCTCCTTGTTAACAGTGATCCGAAGCACCCTAGATTCGCTGGTCTTATAGAACGGGGACAGGTCAATATTTGGGTGCGCTTTCTCAAAGGCCGCGGTCTGGAAGGTCCGGCGGGTCTGGGGCCTCCAGGTAATCCCGTAGCCTTTACAGGCCCCCCGCTCGGCCTCCTTCAGGTCCAGCTTGATGGTGTTCTCGATTTCTTCCTTCCGGCCCTTCAGGGCCTCCATCTGCTCCTTGATGCCGCTCCACTCCTGAAGCAGCCCCTCCCGGCCAAAGAGCTGGACAATATCAGCGTCCGAGCTCTCCCGGTAAATGGTCTGGAGGGTTTCAGAGGTGGGCTCGGTCCCATCAACGGATGGTGGGGTGTCCTTCTCCACCAGCTCCCAGAACTCCCCTTCGGCCTTCATCAGGGCGTCGATTTCGGCCTGGTCCCGCTCCAGCACGAAGTTGAACAGGCCCCGGCCAAACACCAGAACGGACAGATACCAGCGGTCGTAGCCGGTGACGGCCAGGTAGTGGACGCATTGGACGTAATACTTCACCGGGAACTCCACCCCCTGGAACTGCTTCACGTCCAGGGTGGAGGTGGTCTTACACTCCAGGCCAGCCCGTTCCCCAATAACTTCCCGGTCAATATCAGCATGGGCGAAGGGATAGAGCTCGTTGTAGAGCATGGCGTTGAGCCGCCGCACCTTCTTCCCGGTGGCCTCCATCCACCGTCGGGCAACGTAGCCCTCCAGGTCCCGGCCCAGCCTCATGGCCTCGGTGTCCGGCTTATCTGGCAGCCTCCCGGTCTTATCAGCCCACACGCTCACGGGGCTGGACCACTTAGACAGGCCGATGATGCCGGCGGCGTCAGACCCGCCAATGGTGTGCCTCCGCTGCTCCAGCCAGTCCTCCCGGCTCATACCAGCAGTGGACACTTTCTTGATACCTCGCATTGGTCACTCCTCCTCGTAGTAGTCGTACACGTCCTTGGCCGTCAGGCAAACGTCACAGCCCACGGGCTCCCGGACAAAGTTCAGATAAACCGTCTCGCACTCCTCGCCGCAGATAGGGCAGGTGTAGGCCTTCGGCTCCATCCCCGGCGGGTAGCCCGTCCGCTCACAGGCCACGATAACGGGGTGGTCCGGCACGTCCCATCTGCTCATTTCTTGTGGAGGGAGGGGTCGAAGGTGATTTTGGTCTGGTCTGCGCTATTGAGGTTCCAGAGAGGGGAGGTCTTATCCACAACGGCCTTTTCGAGCAGGCCGTCGAAGATAGCGCCCTCCACCGGTCCAATCTCCCTGATGCTGGCGCAGATGGTCCCGATAGCCAAAAACGCCTCGGTGAGCAGCTCCTTGAAATTTCCATTGACGGCCACCATTACGTCGTGGCCCTCTCCCTTGGGGTTTACATTGACTTCAATCATGGTTATTTCTCCTCCTTTTCAGGTTTCCGCCAGACGGGCGAATCCTTCCGCTGGACGCCAGCCTTCACCATCTCACGGAAGAAAAACAGCTCACTCGGGCTGCAGGTCTGACGCAGGGTATCGTAAATGCACTGGATGGCATTGAGGGTCTGGTTGCAGATGTCATTGAGGTTCCCTTCCGCCTCGCAAGAGCACTCCAGCTCGTCCTCTTTCTCCTGAACGGTCACTTTCAGCATGGGTTATTTCTCCTTTCAGCAGCCGCTTGACAGCGGCAGGTCGGTGTGGTACAGTAAATGTGGTTATTTCTTCATGGAGCCGCTTCACCCGTTCCCGGCGGGTGTGGCGGCTTCAGCCATTCCCGCCCGCATACCGAGCAGCAACATATCGTTTATGGTCTGGTCCAGCTCCCGGAGGAAGGCCAGGGCGTTCTCGAAGTCCGCCTTCTCCCCGGCGTCGATTTGCCCATCAAAGGCAATGTCCTCCAGCCGGTCGGCAATCTGCTGGGCCTCATCCAGCATACGGCTGACCCTCAGCGTGGCGAACGGGAGGGGGCGGTCGGTGACGGCCTTCCCGGTCCTCTTTCCGATGGGGCAGTCCGCGCAGTAGTGGACCAGGATTGACGGGTCCCGGTACTTCTCGGAGTAGAGGATGGCGTCCTCCGGCTCCATATCTACGTCGCCCCGCTCATGCCGGCCTATGGTCTCCGGGGAAAAGGGTACAGCCATAGACGCAGCCACCCGGTTTGCATATCCAGCCCTTGAACGTGCCTCCCGCAGATACGCGGGGGGCTTTTTTGCTTCTGTCACAGGCATAGTGCAGAGCCTCCTTTCTGGTATCATGGGAATGGTTGCAGGGGGTCAGCCCTCGACGGGCGGCGCCACTTCACGGGCGGCATACATTCCAGCGGAATTGAGCTGCCTCTGCCACGCCTTCTGGGACGGCGCCCACCTGAAGCCGTTTGCCTTCAGCTTCGCCCTGGTATCCGCATCAGGCTTCTCGTCATAGATGAGCTGGACCCGGTTCTCCTCGGTGTTCACCACCACCTGGCCCCCATCAAAGGTCCACCCTTCAGGCGGAGCCTCCTTCAGCTTCTCCAGGGAGGCAATGCGCTCCCGGATACGCTTGATGTTCGCCAAGTTGTTGGACAGCTCATAGGCCGGATAGCCGACCCTCCCGCAGAAGTCAGGGGCCCGCAGCTCGGTAATCTCGTCAGGGGCGTAGCCCAACTCCTTCAGCTTGGCATCCCCCTTGCCCCGGTCCTTCATTCGGATGGCGGCGTTGGCCGCTTTCATCAGTTCCTGGTGCTTCTCCAGCTTCTCCAGTTTGAGCTTTAGCTTCTCAATGGCCTGTGGCTCATCAGAGGAGATGCCACCGGTACCCACAGAGCAGATTCGAGAAATAAGGCCCATGATTTCCTGGTACTCCTTCATGTTCCGCTCGGATGCCTCATTCTGGCGCTGCTTCTTCCTGACAGGGAAGTTAGACCCTCCAGAGATAAGGACCGAGGGGCACATGGTCCCGATACGGCTCTCTGCATTCAGGTTCTCAGCCAGCCGCCGGGAGAAACTGGCGAGGAGACGGTCCACCTTCTCGTGGTACATGGGGTCGATGCGCTTCTTCTGGCGGTCAGCAATCATAGAGGCCTCGTCCACACGGACCCTGTACTGCCACGTCTTGGACCCCTTCTGGTAGTCCCTGAAAGACATCATCTCGTGGGCCCTTCTGGCAGCCTCCTCGTCAATGGGGTAGTAGCTGGGGGACGGTCCGGGGACCAGGGCGAAGTTGGTTACATCGAAGGCAGGCAGCTCCTTCTCGTATTCCACGAAGCCATAGAAGCGGCCGCAGATACCCTCGAAGGCAATCCCGTTCTCCCCATAGTGGCCCACGGTATCAGGGATGGGGCGGGGAGGATATTCCATGATGCCATCCTTATTTAGTTTGGTAACATAGTATCGGTGCACCTCACAGCACCCCCCTGATCTGAGCCTTCTTCGGCTCGGTAGACTTCCCAGCGAAGCAGTTGCCGCAGTAATGCCAGGTGTCGCCCTGCTTCTGGAAGGTGGCGAAGGTGGCCTTCCAGTGTCCCGTCTCCGGGTCATACTCATGGCTGTACGGCTCCCCGCACTGGATGAAGCCCCTCTCCTGGCGCACCGGCGGCAGACAGTTCAGGAACTCGTCCACGATGCGCTCCTCCACAGCGTCACCAGGGGAGGCGGCCTTCTCGAAGCTCCCGGCAGCTTCCCAGTCGGCGTAGGTGACCAGTTTCGGCTCCCGGCAGTTGCAGGTCTCCCCGGGGTCCAGGTGAGCCCCACACACGGGGCACTCCTTGAAAATTGACATGGTTATTTCTCCTTTCGGTTCTCTCAGGCCGTCCGCGCCCGCTTGCGGGCCGACTTCGGCTCCGGCTCATAGTTCATGCGGCTATCAAAATACCGCCGGTTTACACGCCCAGGGACGGTGAAATAGCCTTGCTCCTCCAGCTCAGAATTGAACTGCTTGATGATGGAATAGGCCTTCGACCTGGACAGGCCGAGCATCTTCATTACGTCCTCGACGAAGTAGAAGGTTTCCTTGGCGGTCCTCATACGGCAGCCTCCTTTCCGCCGCGGTGCTTTTCCATGTAGCCCTTGACCACCGGCACCAGGTCATGGCCGGGGGTTTTGCCGACCATGGCCGCAACAAGGGTGTTCTCCTTGACGCCGGAGGCCTGGGCCAGCTCCCGGACGGTCATTCCCGTCTCGGCCATAAAGATTTTGCACTCCACACCGAACTCAGTTCTCGGCTTCTTCACGCCGTCTCGCCTCCTTCTCTTGTTTTTTGGTCTTGTTTTTGGTATAGTTGGAATGTCCACCGCAATGGTGGGGAAGAAAAGCCACGTCCTGGCCGGTATGGTCGCCGGTGGCCGGCGCAAGCCTTCCATGGAGTATTCCACCCTCGTCCGTAATGAAGGTGACCTCTCCGCCGCTCAGGTCCACGAATACCGGCTCGGCATCGACCTTCACATAGCCTCCGCGCTCCTGGCTCCATATCCAGTCGATTTGGCCCCCACAGAACTTGCACCGGCTCACTCTGAGCCCTCCTCGTCATCCATCATGGGGAGGCTGTCCAGAAACCGCTCCAGGGGTTTGATGTGGGGGAATATGTAATCGGCCACAAGGCCACCGATGCCAAGGGTCAGAAGGATGGCGGCCACATAGAACAGGAACACCACAGCGGCGTCCAGAGCTTCGGCGGTCACCATTCGTCCGTCTCCTCCCTTCTGGGGGAGGCCCCCCGGCGGACCCCCAGCAGCCCCACGGGGGCGGCCAGGGTCAACAGGGGGACGGATACCTGAACGGCTCCCCCAAACAGGGGCGCCAGCCGGTTCCCGGCCAGCTCCAGGGCCTCCTCAGAGGTCCGGGCCTCCACGGTCTGGACAACCGCCTCCGGGCGGTCCAGGCGGTACAGCTCATACAGTCCCATGGTTTTCTCCTTCCTCAGCGGGCAAACTGGCCCGGATTTCATCATCGAACACTACGCTGTCCCCTCCAGGGAAGCGGTAGATGGCGGCCACCTCGCCGCCGGTCAGCGGCTGGAGGTCTACCAGGTGGGCGTCATATCCCCGGCTGTGTATCTCCAGGGGCCAGCCGTACCGGGCGCTCAGTTCCTCCTGGTAGCTCATCAGTCCTCGTCCTCCCCGTAGTAGTCCTCCATGCTGCTCTCGTTGTCATCGAACAGGTGCCCGGGGGCGTAGCAGTTCCCACCGTAGCCGCTCTCGCAGATGTAGGCCTCCCCGCCCCGGACCTTCAGGTGGGACACAGGGGCCGCCAGGGGGTAGTGGGGCTGGTAGGCAATGTTGACCTCCATATCGGGGTCATGGTCGCAAAGCTCCTCCAGGAGCTCCAGCAGCTCGCAGGCTCTCATTGGTCCTCGTCCTCCTCTCCCAGCTCCTCGGTGATGCCCAGCTCCGTGCCGGTCTGGATACGGTACAGGGTTTCGATGGCCTTCAGGCGCTCCATGTGGTAGAGCTGCTGGTCCTTGTTCATGCGGATAGTGTCCATGGCAATCTTTTTCCGCTCAGGAGTATTCGCCATTCCTTCCACCCGCTCAACCTCCTTGCGGAGGTTGAGCACGGTGCCCCGGATATACTCCCCGGCGATAGCCAGGATTTCGGTATAGGTGATGACGGGCTCGGCCTTCTTCTTCGCCATGATTAAAACTCCTTTCCCTCGATAAAGCGGATGACGTTCTCATAGTGGGCCGCGATGCCCTTTTCCCTCTGGACCACTTCGGCGTCCTCTCCAAAGTCCCAGATATGCCGCTGGATGGTCGTGGTGATCTGCTCCAGCTTCTCCCGGAAGTGGCCCAGGACCCCAGACATATCCGGGAGGGCCACGACCTCAATCTCGGAGTGCTCCCGGTTCCAGGCATCGGCCTGGGCGTTCTTGGCCCGGTCATTGGTGAAAACAGCGATAGGCCAGAAGCAGATGTTCCTCGCGGAGCTGCTGAGGCGCCCGTTCCTGCACACCTTCTTCAGGGAGTAGTCGCTTCCACTCCAGGAGGGGTCGCCGGGGGAGTTGTCCACGAAATACAGGCCGTTGTCGTTCTTGAAGAAGGCCCCGGTGACCTTCACGACCTGGCCGGTGCGGATTTCTACGCCGCTCTTATCGAACATGGTTATTTCTCCTTTCAGGGGGCCGGGGTTCTCAGGCCCCGGCGGTCATGTAGTCATACAGCTTCGCCTTCAGGCGGACGATTTCTGCCTGGGCTTCCCCGGACCGGGCTTCTGCACTTCCGGCCTCCTCGTTTGCATCTTCAAGGGCTTCTTCAGCAGAGGCCAGCTTTTCAGAGAGTTCCTGGACCTGGGTTTTGAGCCTCTGGATTTCGGCGTCCTTCTCATCGGCCACCAGATGGGCGGCGGCGTGGGCGGCCTCGTAGTCCTTCTCGCTCTCGGCCAGCTTATCCTCCAGCTCCTTGACTCTCTCCTTCAGGCGGCTGTTCTCGACCACCGCAGCCTCAACTCTCTGCTTCATAGAGAAAGCAAAGTCGTTCTCGATGTTCTCCTCGGCAATCTCCAGGCACCCCTCAAAGGCGGTCCCCACATAGCTGTCCAGGCCCAGGGTATCCAGGATGGCCTTGATTTTCTCCAGGGCCTCACGCTCCTGGTCCTTGGTGGCCGGGGTGTTCTCAGCCACCAGCTCCACATTGAAGATGTCGGGGGCCTTCAGGCCTGTGCCCTTGAAAGAGGCCTTGAAAGCCTTCTCCGCCGCCCGCTGGTCAGGGGCAGTTACCACGGCGTCCTCATAGGAGCTGCCGGGGAACTGGTAAGAGATTTTGTAGGTGTTCATGGTTATTTCTCCTTTTTTTCATATTACTTAAAAACGGTGTACAAGTTTTGGTATGGCCTTACTATATACCAAAATAGGGATACCGTCAAGCGTTGATATACAAATTTTCATATTTTGGAATAATCAACAAATGGGGGTATCGTTTTATGTATAAATCATCAAACGTCGCAGACCGAATCAAAGATATGGCAAAGAGGCGCGATACTTCAGTCAAGGCCATGTTGATGGAGCTGGAAATGAGCCTTAATACCCTTGTCCATATGAAAAACTCCATGCCGAGGGCCGATACTCTGGCAAAAATAGCCGATTATCTCCAATGCTCTGTTGACTATCTTCTGGAGCGTACAGAGGAAATACCGACGGCGGGGACAGGCCAGCAGGCCCCCAGCCTCCCGGAGAACTCCAGGGAGATGCTAACCCTTTTTGAACAGCTCCCGGAGCGCCAGCAGCTCATATTGATTGGCCGCCTTCAGGAGATGGTGGCACCCATGGCTCCGGACGATACCATAGAGACGGCAGCCCCCCGCCACGACGAGGGGAAGGCCGTATAATCAGAGTGGACTTCAGGAAGGGCCGCTGAGTTTTCCACATTTCGTCCACATTGTTTTCCACACGGGCAGGAAGGCATAAAAAATAGGTGGACAAAAAATCCACCTATTTGCAAAAATACGAGGATAATTTATCCCCGTATTTCGGGCTATTCCTGGACATTTTATCCACGAATACGCCCCTCACACCTTATTTAATTATTAAGACAGTGTATGTATATAGACAATGATTATTATGTTCTCCTCTCCTAGCTGGGAGAGGAAAGCGAAGGAGGTTTTCCACATGGCAGGAATTGACCTTGGGGGTATCCTACGGGATATGTTTGGGAAGGACCCCAGCGAACTGAGCGACAAGGAGCTGGCAGAGAAGGTCGAGGCCATCAAAGCAGCCCCCAAGAAGGAGACGGTATCCTATGAGGACCTTCTTGCCATCCCACAGGATGAGTGGAAGAACTACGACGTACAGATGGTCCGCATAGTCTCAGCAGAGGGAGTAGAGCCCTGCGAATTATGCGCTCCTCTCATCGGGAAGTGCTTCACCCTTGTGGATGGACGTTTTTACCTCAACCACGGAAGGGCAAACCACAGGGCCCCTTTCTGCCTGGACATGGTCCCGGCCTTCAGCTCCAGCCAGGGGTGGAAGTGCGACTTGCCAGAATACCCGGCAGAGGGAGTGCCGGAGGCGCCGGGCTATCAGGTCTTTCATAAATGGGCCGAGGAGGTCTACGAGAGGGACCAGGCGGGGAAATAAAAAAAGCCGCCCCTCACGGGGCGGCAGTGATCTAAACGAGTGGCTCATCCCTTCTGGGGCTTCCCCAGGGGGACGATTGCCAGGGTTTTCCCAAGGGGGAGGAGGAGCTTCAGGATGGTGTCGAGCTGGGGGCTGGTGTAGCCCTTCTCCATCCGTGCAATGACCGGCTGCTTGACGCCGCTCAGCTCCTCCAGCTGCTTTTGGCTGATGCCCTTCTCCTGGCGGGCCTTGATGAGCTCACCAATGAGGGCCACACGGAGGTCGCTTTCCGCGATTTCCTCCGGGGTGAACATCTCCTTCTCCACATCGTCCCAAGTAGTCCACTTGGTTCCGCCTAACTCAACACTCATTGTAAACCGCTCCTTTCCTTGAAGTCGGCCAGCTCCCGCTTGGCCTGCTCAATCTCTCTGGCTGGGGTCTTTTGGGTCCGCTTCAAAAATTGATGCAGCAGGACGAACCGCCCGCCGACCACCCCGGCAAAAAGTATCCTGTCCCGGAGGGGGCGTAACTCCCAGATTTCGCCGTCCAGATGCTTGACAAAGGGCTCGCCGGCATACGTTCCATGCTCTCGAAGGACCTTCACATAGTCCTGGATTTTGGACAGCTTGATACGGCTGTCCTTGCTCTTACTCTTGCTGAGTTCCTGCATATACTCCAGGACTGGCACTCTGCCGGAACGGTCCTCGTAGAAGATTATCTCGTGCAATATCTTTCCCCCCTCTGGCTCCATTATACTTAAAAGTTATTGCCCTGTCAATATCTTTTAAGTTATTATTTTAGAGGCCTGTCCGGGGGCTCGGAGGTGGGTTGAAATGCCAGCTTACAAAGACCAGGAGCGCGGCACCTGGTACTGCCAATTCTACTATGTGGACTGGACCGGGAAGCGTAAGAAGAAGAAAAAGAGGGGCTTTGCCAGGAAGAAGGACGCCGAGGCCTACGAGGAGGAGTTCCTGAAAAAGGGGTCCAGGACCTGCAGCATGACCTTCGGCTCCATGGTGGAGCTCTACATGGACGATATGCGCCCGAGGCTCAGGGAAACGACCATGAGAAGCAAGGAGTATTTGATAAACCTGAAAATCCTGCCTTACTTCCAGGACCTCCAGGTGAACGACATCACCCCGGCCCATGTGCGGAAATGGCAATCCGAGCTGCTGTCGAAGAACTACTCGCCCACCTACGTAAAGACGATATATAATCAGCTCTCGGCCATCTTCAACTACGCCGTCAGGTACTATGGCCTCCGGGAAAATCCGGCCAGGGTCGCCGGCTCCATCGGGAAGAAGAAGGCCCAGGAGATGCACTTCTGGACGCTGGAGCAGTTCAACCAGTTCATCGAGTGCGTCCCGAAGTTCCCGGCCAGGGTGGGCTTCTCGGTCCTGTTCTGGACGGGCCTCCGCATCGGGGAGCTGCTGGCCCTCACCCTGGAGGACATAGACCTGGAGGCCGCCACCCTGACGGTGAATAAGAGCTTCCAGACGATAGACGGGAAGGAAGTGGTCACGGAGCCCAAGACGCCGAAGGGAAACCGCACCGTGCCCCTCCCCAAGAAGCTATGCGACATGATCCGGCAGTATGAGGCCGCCATGTATGAGCCTCAGCCGGACGATAGGCTGTTCCCCTTCACGAAGCACTATTTCCACCACCAGATGAACCAGGGGTGCAAGGCCTCCGGGGTGGAGCGCATTCGGCTGCACGACCTCAGACACTCCCACGCCTCGCTCCTCATCAACAGCGGCGCCCCCATTCTTCTGGTGTCCGAAAGGCTGGGCCACGAGGACGTAGAAACCACCCTGAGGACCTACGGCCACCTGTACCCATCCACGACCAGCGAAGTGGTCAAAAAGCTCGATGATTTGATGCCGTAGAGCCATAGTAGAGCCACGGGCAAAAAAAGAAAGCCCCTGTCCGAACTTTTTCAACTCGGACAGGGGCTTATTTCATGGTATTTCGCGGAATTTCAAATGATTTTTCGGGCTTTTTTGAAAGCGTCTA